GTTTCCCAGTCACGATCCCGGCGGGACCAAGGATGTCTTTACCACCGTTTCCACTTCCGTCTTGGTAGAATTGATTTCCGATGGTATCAGCAAGGTCTACTGCATCAGAAGCAATTTGTCGTTCCATAAGATCTGCACGTTCCATCTCAGTTTTGTTGAGAGAAAGATCAGTCTTAGCAAGAACGGTTGGAATTTCGTTAAACTTACAGTCAAACGTAAGTTTGATTGTGTTGTCTACCATTGCGGTAGAAAGAGTATCAGCACCAGAGAAAGAACCACCGTTAACGTTCTTTTCGAACTTAAACGGCACTTCTTCTTGTGCTCCACGCCACATACCTGCTTTTGCACGAGCAAGGAAGAGACTCATTCCGATGTTTCCATCGAGAGCACCTTCAACAAGTTTGCTGGCGAGATAGCTCTGTGTTGCATTAACAACCTTTTGGCTTGGATTGGCCATAAACTATTTATTTTTTAAGATTTGCGCCAATGATGTTTTGCGTAATCTACTTGGGGAATAGACAGTATCGTCTGTAACTGGTGTTCCTTCACCAAGAGAAGCTGCCCCTGCGTTAGCAGCGACTTTCTTTCTCTCCGTATTATCTGCTTTTTTCGTGTTAAGAAGGCGAAGTTCGTTAGCAAGCCTAAAGTTAGGATAGCCATCTTCTGTAAAGATTTTCTTTTCTTCACAGATCTTCAGAATCTCATTACGAGCAGAGTTTTTTGGATCATATAAAGGTTCACCAATCTCTTCTCCAAGTTCAGCTAGTTGTTCCTCATATAATTGGAGGATTTTGCTAGTCTGTTGTTCTTCCTCTTGTTTTTGACGTTCTTGTTCTTGGATTTTCTCCTGATAGATACGTTCAGCAAGAGTTTGAGCAGTTTTTGATAAATGATTTTCCATCGCTTGATAAGCGGCATAATCATCACCAAATACACCACGCAATTCATCTGGCACGGTTTTATTAACCTCAGCTTGCGGATCATTCCGTTTCGCTGATTCTACCTGTTCCTTCCATGACTTAATTTGGTCTAACTGCTCTTTGAGTTCTTTGTTCTCCTCAGTAAGACGCTTAAATCGTGGATGATGATGAAAGGGAACATCTTTTGTTGACGCAGAAGGTTCTTCAGAAGGCTCAGGTTCCTTCGTCTCCTCTTCCTGCGAGAGAGGTTGTTCCATTTCTTCCTCTTGAGTTTCCTCTTGAGTGATTTCTTCGTTTTCGGTTTGCGAGTCCGAGGCAAGAAGGTCCGCTGGGGACACCTTGGCTGCTTCATTGACAGCCTCCGCAAAATTGAGCTTATCCATAGTTTTACGCAGGTTTTTTAGCGAATGCAGGGAGAACCGAGAAACCCAAATAGATTAGTCTTCGTCTTTTTCCTCCGTCATTTTTTTCATCAGCATTGATTCATCAATAGCTTTAAGAGTTTTAGAAAGATCATCAACCATTTCAGCCCATGTCATTTCACCAGCTTCATAACTATCAATCGCTTCTCTAAATACTTCTCGAGCCATAGCGACACCTACGCTATAACAACGCTCTTCGCTTGTGCTTGTCTTCTTTGCAAGGACAGTTTTTGACTTCTTAGCAAGCTGTTTAAGTCCTTCGAGCATTTTCTTTTCGTACATCATACAGGGGGGAGAGGTGGTAAACCTTCTGTTAGTCCTCCTTGTGGCTCTGGTGTTGTCTCAGGGGGAATTTGTGCCTCTGCTGGCATGCCTCCTCCCATAAGCCCCATAGGATTGGTTGAGTAAGTAATAAGTTTTTCTGCTGCTTCTCGTGGATTTGGGAAGTCTAAGCGTTCAAATAAGGTAACAGGGTCAAGTGCTCCAGCTCCCCATAGATCAATCGCTTCATTTCGTCGCATAAGAGGATCTTGAGGGATCATAGAACCTTCCTTAATAGACACGATAAGGTCTCTATTGAAGTCTGTATTGCGGATTTGGATATACTCAACCGCTTTTTCATTACCGATAAGAGCAGCAACGTGTGGCTCGTTATAGTAGACGTACATCATCTGCACCATGTAATTGAACAGAAAGTCGATACATTGCTCGATATGTTCAACAATAAGCCCCAATCTATCCACATCTTGTCCCTTAATCTCAATCTTTCCTCGTACCGTGCGCTCACTCATGATTCCTTGAGCGGTAGAACCACGAACACCCATGATATTCCGGATCTGGTTACGCTTATCTAGTAAATCCTCGTAAATGTAGCTAGCAAGAGGTGGAGCTTGTAGGCGTTGCACACTCTCTCCAATGCTTGTTGTAGGAGCGATAATAGCTAATCCCTTACGAAGGGCATCAAGGGCTTGTTTACCGCTATTTTGGTCAAACTGGTTAGAGAAGATCCAGCCGTTATTTGTATCATCAGCATTACGATCAATCTGTCTATTGCGCTTATTTACTGCATCTTGAAGGCTGGAAGCCTGTTCAATAAGACTTGTAATGTCATGAGGCTGAGCACCATTGTTAAATACCCAGATAAAAGAATATGGCTTCTTTGGTGTCTCAAAGTGATTATTTCCTGGTATTTGTTCGCTGATTTCTGCACCGTATTCATCAATGCGTACTTGCTCGCTCTCATAATTCCAATGAGGATTTTCACGTTTATCAAGGACAAGATTACCAATCGTCCAGAAGACAAACTCATCTGTCCACCATTCTGTATATCCAAGCTCTGTTCCAAGTTCTCCTTTAACAAGCATGGTGATCTCCTCCTCTTTATCAGGGAAGCGTCTAATCAATGTCTTTGCATCATCTCGTTTCTTTTCACCGATATAACGTCCTCTAAATTCTCCACCATCAAATGTACCGACAGGGTCTAGAATCAAGTTCTCAGGCTTTACAACCATGATACGCATGTCGTCTTGGATAAAGTCCCATCCGACCTTAAGAACCCCGATAAGATCAAGACACCAATGGCGTGTTGCTTGTTTCAATTTGATTTTCAATTTCTCTTCGTCAGCGAGATACTGCAACATCTTTGCGGTATTGTCTGCGAGTTCAATCCCTTCTTCTGTGTTATCTGTCATCACGACAGGAACAGGGTTTTGTCTGCTAATAAGGGGAAGCAATGTTTCAACCGATTCAAAGATAATATTGTCTACAAGGCTGTAGAGTTCGTTTTTGTATCCGTATTGTTCACCTAGCCAATAGTCTTTGTTTGACTTCTGACGTTTTACAATAGGGCTTTCATAGCGTTTATACGCTTGTTCCCATTTGTTTTTGAGCTGGATCAGCTCGTCATCACTTAGTTTCAAACTCAATTCCTTTTCAGGAAGAGATAAAATGCCGTCTCTAATTTCTCCGTCTTTTTCAGGTAGTTGGTTAAATCCAGAAAAGAGTGTCCCTACCTGTGCGATCAAGTCAGCAGCTCCTTTTGAGCTACCTCCCATCTCACTTCGTTTGCGCCCTATACCTCGTCGCATAAAATTCGGTTACAAATAAACCTACGACTAGAGCAAAATTCATTTGTATTATACATCACGCCAATCTGTTTCGCCAATGATTTGAGGCTTCACCAGTTTTTGTCCTCCTCCAGGCTCTGGCGTAAACCCTTGTTTGATTCCTAGATTCTCTAGCATGTCAGATCCGACAATGCCTATCTCACTCATGCCAAACTTGTCCATTCCTATTCGCCAGTAAGTAAGGGCATGGAATAAGTGATCAGGACCTACACGTTCCCATTTCAATCTTTCTTGTCCGAGATTATCTTCTTCCATGACACGGTACATGTTTGAGATATGAAGCCACATTTCCCACCAGTCTTCTTTTGTTCCAAATAAAGGAATGCGGGATTCTCTTAGCTCGTCCATGAGCATCTGTATCACACGGTTACGATCAGCAACAACCTTCCCATTCTCTACTCCTTTTCCCCAATCAATAAGCGTCATAGCCTTTCTATCTGCTCGATAGTAGCAAAGGAAGATACGTCCAGGATATTTCTCTTGAAGCTCACGAGGACGAATAAGATCTCCTCCTTGGTCCATAACCACGATAGCTTTAGGGAAACGCTGTAAGAGTCTTTCAACGTCATCATAGCCATCACAGCTTTTGTTTACATATGCTCCGTATTTTGTTCCAACGACATACCAATTAGGAAGTCCAGTATCCATTCCAATAACAACCTGTGTCTTCCAATCAGGCGTTGCCTCTGTAAGGTTAGAAAAGAATTGTTCTTCTGTGACCTTTCCACCAGATCCCTCAAAGGGAAGACCAAGAACGAAGTTAGCGAAATACTCGAAACTTTTTGTCTTAAACTCATTGATAATCTTACTTGCAGGAACCCATGGAGCCATCATCAAGTTCACATGATAGCCTCTCCAATCAGCATCAACAGACCCTGTGGGCTTCCATGCGCCTTTCCTACGGTCTTTGTCTATATCTCCGCCACAATATGCGCAAACGTACATTTCACGCTCTAGATCGATATTATCAGGCCATTTCAAATACTGCTCTTTCTCACAATGAGAACAGGTGATAAACCACTCTCTTTTATCAGATAGTTGCCATTTAGCATCCACACCAGCACCAATAAGGGAAGGGTTAGAGAATCTCCATTCCCACTGATAAGGGCTGTGTTGTTGACGTGAAGCGTACTGGTCAATGACTTTGCGATTGCTTCGGTCTTCTTCGTCATGAATGTTTAGATCAGAAGAAACAGAAAGAGCCGCTCGTTCGGTGAATGTTCCACGGAAATATACAATGTTATCTCCTATGCGTTTCTGTTCAATGGTGTCTTTATCCTTTACCCATTCTTGCAAGATAGGATTTTGGGAGATAAGCATGTTCGTCTTTCCTCCCACAAACTCTTTGACGTCTGCACTTGTAGGCATTGTATAGATACTGTTCATGCCAAAGTGTTTAACAGCCCACATGAGCTTAAGGTTAGCAACTAAAGAACCGCCCACTTGGGCGGCTTTAAGCCAGACTTGCTTAGGATGCCAGTCATTTAGGATATCGAACCAAAACAGGTGGTTCTCATAGTCATACGGTAAACCGTTCTCTGTCTTGATGTTGTACTTCGTTATCCAAGCATGGATGGAGGCTTTATCTAGCATTAGGTGAAATACTTACGATCTACCAATAAAGGCTTTAGTTCGCTATGGAAGTCTTCTTTGCGTCGTTCTGAGGACTTCTTGCGTCTATGCTCATAGGTGGCTACTTTCCACGCTTCGTATAGAGCTTTTTGTCCCCATAGTTCTAGAAAGATGTTCTTTGTCTTGCCAAAGGGTTGAGCAAAGTCTCGGATATGGTCCATTAAGTAGTCATCTTTCGGGTTCATCTTCCAGTTCTTAAAGCGATAGATGCTTACTTGCCCACAATATCTACATGCTTCTTTCTGTCCATCAGGTCGAGAAACAAGAACCTTGTAAGAGTGATACTTAGCTTTGGGGCAGTTCATACACTCCGTATACGTCTTTCTCTTGGATCAGGAAATACTTTTGCTTTTCGATCTCTGTTACGTCTGGAGCGAACCGGTTAAAGAAGATTTTGTCACCGATCTGTACATGCTTAATGTTACTACCTACAGCTACTACTTCACCATCACAAGGGATTTCCTCGTCTTTTTCCTTCGTAGGATCAATGATAATGCTTTCTTTTTCTGCTTTCTTAAAAGGGATAATGACGAGATAATCTGGCATTGGGTGAATCATATTTGTGTTCAAAGGTTGTTAGTGTGAATACTATTTTTATTCAATGATGCCAGTCTTCTTTTTGAACTCTTCTAGCTCTCTATCGTCTTCTGCTGGATCTTCATCAAGGATTATTGGCTCGTTATTGGCTTCTGTTTGCCTCTCAGATCGTTTTTCTTCTTGTTCGTGTCCAAAGTATCGAATAAGCCTATCTAGTACAAAATAGAGCATTATAGAGCTTGCTAGCAGACAGACGCTTACAATAACAAGTGCTATATCCATATTATTTCATCAACTTAGCTTTAAGTTCATCATCAAAGCGTTTAGCAAGTTCTCGCACATCTTCTCGTGTTGCATCAATCTTTTCCATAGCTTCTTCGCTCGCAGTATCTTGTACTTCAACCGTTTCTTTTGGTTTACCAAAGGCTCTATCCATGACTTTCTGCCAAGCATTAGGATCTGGTGCTTTCTTATACACCTTTACTTCTCCGTCTTTTGTGGTGACTTGGATAAAATGTCCTTTCGCAACATCTTTCATTGGTTCAATCCATGACTGCATGTCTTTGTTAATCTCTTCAGCCAGTTGTCGCCTAAACTCTTGAGCAATAAGAGTAGAAGATGCTTTTGGTCTTCCTTGGTTTTTATTCTTTCTTCCGTTGATTCTTGACTGTTCTCCGGGCATAAGCCTAAAAGCCTAATTCAATAATTCTGCTTTATTTCCTGTGAATTTCTCCCATCTATCAATAATCACATCAACATACTTCGGGTCTAACTCCATCATATAACATTTACGGTTCGTTTGCTCGCAAGCTATGATGGTAGAGCCTGAACCGCCGAATAGGTCAAGGACTATATGACCTTGTTCTGAATAATCACTTGTTACTTCAGATATAAGAGCGAGTGGTTTTTGTGTTGGATGGAATCTTTCTCTTTCTTTTCCGATTAGACCGTTATAAATAAACTCTTTAATTTTTACACTATCTCTTTTGATGTTTGTCCAAGCAAGCTCTGCGTCACCGAAAGTTGGCATTGTATTTTTCTTATCCCACACCAACCAATGTTTTCCCTGTGGTAAAAAATCTGCAAAGAAGTTCCCGCCCCATATAACCGCTTTGTTTGAAACACTTAACGCTATTTCAAAACATTCTTTTGGTGGTCTTTCCTCATCCCATTTATCTCCATCGTACCTACGCCGTTTTATTGGAGTATCGAAGCCTCCGAAGCCTTCGAAGCCTTCACTACGCTTTATCCCATACGGAGGGTCTGTATGAAGCAAATCCGCCTTCTGCCCCTCCATCAGCTTCTCGACATCCTCTTTCTTCGTAGCGTCCCCACACATCAAACGATGCTCTCCTAGCGCATATACTTGCCCGTACTGGCTTTTAGGCTCTTTTGGAGGTTCTGCATTGTAATCGTCTTCTTCAACGCTGTTAAGCTCGTTTAATGCTTTTGCTATTTCTTCTTCGTCGAATCCAGATAAGACTTTATCTTCATCATTAAGTGTTTCAAGAAGAGCTGTAAGCATTTCCTCGTCGAATTCTCCGCTGATTCTATTAAGAGCAAGATTAAGAGCTTTTTCCTTTCCTTTATCCAGATCTACTTGAATAACTGGCACCTCTTTTATTTTTAATTTTTCTGCGGCTTTTACTCGTTGGTGACCACCAATAATTGTCTTATCCTTATTTATGACAACAGGTTCTAAAAAACCGAACTCTTCTATACTTTGCACCAATTTATCTAATTCTTTGTTAGATATTTTTCTTGGGTTATAAGTAGCCGGTTTTAATTCTCCTATGGGCAGTTTCATATCACCTAATATTATACACCCTTTCCTTTCTTTTTATCAAACAGTTTCATGAGTGTTAGTGCATCATCTATCTTGAACGTAGCGAAAGTTCCTTTTCTGTCTATCTTGTAAATGACGACAGGGATTCTTTTTGTGTCTTGTATCTCATTGAACACGTTAGGCACATTTGGCTGTGTCTTCTTGGCTTTACATTGAATAGCGAATTTCTCAGTACTTACATCCACTCCTTTCGCTTGGTGTTGTTGATACTCTAGGACTCTTTCTGCTTGGATTCCTTCTTCTTTGAGTTTGTTGACGACCGTTCGCTCAAAACTGTGTCCTTTGTTTCTTTGGCTTGCTCCCATAAATTATCGAGATGTTGTTTTACTTCTTGATGCTGTGTTTTGTGTTCTAAGTATTCCATGTAAAAGACGATGATACTTGATAGAAGGAATAGACCTGCTGCTAGTTCATTACCGGCAGCACCATAGATAGCAGAACAAAGGAAAAATAATTGGCTCATGCTCATAAGCAATATCGGTTATATCTTTCTCGATAGTTTAGTCTGTAAAAATCGCTTCTTGTTGCGAATAGGTGTAGGTATTTCATATAAAGTTTCTTTGCCCCCTCCTCGTACTGCGTTTAACTCTATGCTTGTCGTCCCATTTGTAAGGGAGAGAGTCAATGCTTACGCAGGAGGGAGCAAAACTTTGGTTATTCTGAATCCTCTGGTTTCTTCTTTAGAAGTGATCCAATTTTTGATAGATCAATCCCCTTCAACATTTGTCCTAGATCAGCTCCAGTTTCGGCATTAAGTGGTACTCCGAAGATATTTGCTCCTTGTCCGGATTGAACCCAATCAATGTTAGCGTTTTCTGCAATCTTTCCAAATGCTTCATATTGAGCTTTTTGCACCTCGATCCAAGCTCTAATTTTTTCAATATTAGTCGCCGCATCATTAAATTTTTGCATTGCTTCTGCCATCTTGTCTTTTGCAAGTGCTTCTGCTTCTCCTCTGGCTTGTATTGCTTTACCATCTGCTTCTTCCATGCTTAGTTTTCCTTCGTCGATATATTCTGCGATGACCTCGTAAATGAGGTCATTGGCTGGGTGGCTCATACTATCTCTCTTCGTAGATGTCATAAGGTTCTAACATTCCACCGAGGGGATAATCCTCACTATGAGTGACAAATCCGCAGATATCACATTCCTCTACATCTGGATCATCTGGCATGTGTTCGCAGATAGTAAGAGGGTTTGAAGCCTTTAGGTCTTCAAGAAGGGTGTTGAGTTCTTTCACACTTCCTTCAAAGCGTTTGATAAATTCTTTCATACGATTAGAGCTAATGTATTACTGTTAGTATTATACGCAATATAATAATACATGACAAGAGTGTGGTGTGGATAACTAGGTAAGTTATTCCTCAAGAAGTGTTTTATCTATATTTTCTGATACTTCTTCATGTGCTTTTTGTCGTACCCATTCTGAAACAGAGAGACCACGAAGGGCAAGGATTGATTTTAATCTTCGCAGAATATGATCGTGAATATATACGGTCAATCGTTTCATCATAAATCTATACTTTCGATTTTGTTAATAATTGCATTTTTATCTTCTTCCATCATCTTAACAAGGTCGAAAACTTTGTCGCTCCACCCAGCAATTTCATAAACATTTTGTTCTGGAAACTGCAACGATCCATATCCATTAAGATCGAAGGAATAAATCTTTGGGTTGGTTTCTAGACGATCCTTATAGGCTTGAAAGGAAGATGTTGGAGCATTAAATCCCATCCAACCTTGCATGTCAGAGAGGATAATAATGCGATCATACGCTTTGTTCGCTTCCTGAAATATCGCATGAAAATTCGTACCGCCATAGTTTGTTTCCTGTATGATCTGGCGTTGAAGAGATCCAAGGCTATCCTGTGGATTAAGCGTGATATATTGAGCGTTGTCATGAAATAACATGAGGTCGGCATTGTTTGTTTTATACAGTACTGCGGCAAAAAGAGATCCAATAGTAATTGGCTTACCTCTCATTGATGCTGATGCATCAAGAGCAACAAGCGTTTTTCCATCGAATACAGGAGCATTTGATAAAGAGATTTCGCAAGCGTTGGAGATTGCTATAAGTGCATCTCTTGTGCGTTCTGAATTTACCTCTGTAATTGCATCGATGGCTGTTTGATAGCGAAACGGAAGGACTAATGAGTTCTTAATTCGCTTTTCATCTTGAAGAAGTTTAAGTGCTTCATCAATTGTTTCATTATCGGTTTCTAAAATATTTCGGATATTGCGTAACAATGCAAAATATCCAATGTCTCCGCTTAGAATAAGATCTTTCCATGCTTTTTGTTTGAGGTGGTCTTTTTCTTCTTCCGTTTTAGCATTTTGTCCTGCTTGAGTAAGTCTTGTTTCCCAAGTATTTGCTGGTTTAATTGTTCCGTAAACTAACCCTTTAATGGCTTCCGTGTTCTTTGGGTGTACAAGACGCACAGCATCGACAAGAGAAATAGCTTTATTCTTTCCTTGATATTTAGCGAGTTTATATTCATCAAATTCTTCGAGAGCCTTTGCAAATCCTTTTCTCATGGCATTTGTTATTTTTGTTCCTGAGTGAGAAGAGTAATGAGAGAGAATTTCTGTTATATCATCAGGACGACGAATAATCTTTCTAAAAAATGAGCTCCCCCATGATGTGCCGGATAAATAAGGAGCTAAATAAGACGCTGTTGCGTGTGAAATAGATCGCATTCCAAACTCATTACGAGTGTAGATGGCTGTTTTTGCTACGAACTTTTTATCAGGAATAGTGGAGACAAGCTGTTTGAGTTTTTCGAGTTCCTGATCTGCGGATGTATAAAATTTATCTTTAACAAATGAGGTAAAAAGTAGAGAGATGAGTTGCATCTTATCGTTTTGCTTAAATGCTTCACCTCCAGCAAAGTTCTTAGTACGATTGTTTTTAACCGTTGAATTGAATTTTGACATAGGAGAATAATGAAATGGGTGTTTTCACCAAAAGAAGTAACCCAATTCCTGCTACCTAATTAAATTGTTTTTTAATGGGAGAATAATTTAATGAGTGTTTTTTCTGCAATGAAGTAACTCATTAACTGCTACCCATATACACTATGCTATATATACAACATGTTGTCAATGTGGATAATCTATTTCGTTTGGTAAGGGGATATAGCAATTAAGGTCTATGGCGGCGAATCTTCTACATTGTTCGTGATAGTCTTCCATTTCTTTTGTGTTGAGATCAGTGGTGGATCTGGTGACAATGAATTGTTTACCTTTATAGGTAACGTATTCTGATAGGAACATCCCTGCTAATAATCGGTGTACATATTTTCTATCATCTTCGCCCATTTCATCAGCTATTGTTTTCACAATAACACCCCAGTAATACGCATTCTGTTGTTTGCTACGTTGTGATCGTGCTTTTTTTACGGTCATTTCGTAGATGCCATCTGGTTTTGAGCTGGTGTATTCTTTGAACCGTTGTTTGTTTTGTAGGGAGAATACCCCTTTCTCTATGTTAGCGAGAAACGTCGGTATCATACTTCTTGGTAGAGCTGTTTTATATCAAAAAGTTCTGGATTTTCTATGACATTACCTATAATTTCATGTTGTTTACCTGTAATAACACCCCCTTGTTTTCCTTTATAAGCCCTAAAACCAGCAGTATTATCATCCCATTTTATGGCTCTTATATCTGTTATATAAACAGGTTCTTCACTCCATCTATCTTTTTTCTTGTACTGTGTTCTTACTATATCTCCTTCATAAATTTCCTTGCCGTTCTTATCTTTAAGGCCAGTAAACTGCATGACTACAAATTTTTTACTTTCGGTAAATACACCACTTTTTGTTAGTAATATCTCGTATTCTCCTTCTGGATAAAACATTCTATTTTTCTCCATTACCCAGACTCTAAATTTCAATTCCATATTTCCTTTTTAGATATTCTTTTTCCTGCACCCAAGCGTCATACATCTTGGGATATTTCATAAAGTCTTTTTCTTCTGCTCGTTGGTAAGCAATATGTCGCCAGCGTTCATCATTCTTTTCATTTCCTCGGTGATGGTCATAGCAACTAGCGACAATAGCCCACCATTCATTGAGCTGTTTTCTGCCAAGCCCTGTAATAGCGTGATGCCATTCGACAGGGCGTTTAAGACAGATCATACACACTTGCATGTCTTTTCTCTTTGCCAGTTCTTGACGCAAGGCAGGAGGAATAGGACGCATATTAGAAATCACTTAATTGCGCCACAATATCGTTTACTTCTTTTAGGGTATTATTTTGATAAGACAGATATTTTTCTACATCTTCCTGTACTTCATCTCTTGTAATAGTGAGATAAAACATAGGCTTAGCAAGAATACGAGGGTCATAGAACACCATATAAAGGGTCTGAAGATCATCGTTCACGACAAAATACTGTAATACCTGAAATTGATACTCCTTTGGTACTTCTTGTGTAAGCAATGCCTCAATATATCTCGCACTAGAAGGACATTTTGCTTCTATAGCTTCTGTTTCGCTTATCATACCGTCTGGAGAGAGAGCGATGCTTTCATTGTCTTCTCTGCACCAGATAGCGAGGGTAGTATCTACACTTTTCCCTGTTTCTTTACTGAACATCTCAATAGCTTCTGGTTCTAATCTTGCACCACGTTCCATTGCGTTTTCGTCGTCACCTGGTACGCCTAAGCGTTCTGCAATAAGTTCGTAGTAGCCAATCTTCTTGTTGATTCCTCTAAGAGAAACAATGTCTTTTAAGCGTGTTCCTGTGATCTTTCCTCTGCGTGCACCTAGCCAGTCTTCTTTGGTATCAAAAGTAAGAATCTTCATATTATTTCTTCATACCCGCTTTCATTTGTTTAGCAGCTTCTGATTCTTCTACAATAGTTCCTCCGAAGGCTTCGGCTATTTCTTCTGCACTAATAGCTTCATCAACAATAATTGTTTCAAATTCTTGTTTCTTTTGTTCTTTGAGATCAGCTAACTCAGCCTTTGTCTTAGCTGGCATATTTCCCCAAACTTGCTTTAGCTCTTCCATGCTCTTTACGCTTTCTATCTTTTTCTTCCAATCAACAGGAGGCGTATTTTGTTTTTCTAGTGCACCTTGTACCTCTTCTGCGCTTGCAATAGAAGCATCTACCCCAATCCCCATAAATCCTAGTGCTCTTCCAATGGCACTTGTTTCTGCGTTCTCAGTAGCATTTGTGCGGTTTACTGGTCCTTGCGTGCGGTCTTCTTCTGCGTGACCAATAAAGACACGTTGTGGACTGTTTACATCAGGAAATACAATGGCTTTTACACGCACATAATTATCAACATACTCAATTTGTGTCTGAATAGCACCGTCTTTATACGTTTCGTTAAAATAGCGAATACGCTCGTGTACTTGAACGTACTCTTTCCCTTTAATGTTTGTGGTCTTTAGTTTTTCCATACGATTAGAGCTTAATTACTTACTGTCTGTATTATATATTATATAATCTTAGAGGTAAAGTTATGGCATTGTGGACAAATGCTCACTGTTTTTAGTTTCCGTTTATACCAAGTTCTAAATAGGTGTATTTGAGCTCCACAGCAAAGACTGCTTGCGGAGAGTGTTTTTCTAAAACCGCCGTGCTTGCCCTTTTGTGCTGTACCGTAAACAGTTGTTTTCTTACTTCTCCTATAATGAGCTGTATGGTTGTAGTAAGCCATAGTGTTGTATGATTTATACGCTTTCCTGTTTTCTCCAGTATTTTCAGTCTGTAATAGACTTGCAGTGGTTATTCCCAGAACCCGAAAGGCTCGTAGCTTCGCTACTGTGTTCTTTACTCATAATACTAAACAATATGAAACCAACCGTCAGCAGGTAAGACGTTTTTCTAAAAGATTTGGTTAATAGCCCGTATTAGGATCGATCACCATACGGACACCTGCGATATTCCCGAGACCCGATCAGGATGCTGCCTGATTCATCCTCGCCATGCTCTGAACACCAGTTCTTTTTCGTGCCTGGGTGACCGCATGGAAGCCTTCGCTACACGGAGTTACTCACTCATTTAGGGATGGGAAGCCAAACAGTTATACGAAGACTTCCGCCGTAGCACGGACACCCCTAAAAAAACAAATAACGCCTGTTGCTCTTTACACGCGTTTCAAATCTGGTATGATTGGCATGTATTGCAACAGGTACACATTAGCACTTCTCAAGGCTTCTGCCAAGAGAGGTGTTTTTGTTTATCCCCAGAATTGACTTTCTCTTAGAACCGCTATACACTTTGGACGTGGAAATCCCACGCACGATTAGAGCAAATTGTGGAAGACCCCCTCTCTTTAGAGGGGTGTTTTCTTTTATCCACAACATCACCTTGATCTATTATAATCTATAATATAATATATCTATGTATGAAGAAACTCACAATGCTGACCATTTACGAGCCAGAAGTGTATGAAGAGGTGAAAGAGATTTTACGAAAGGAATATCATATACCGTTTGCTCAATGGGTAAGAGAACAGATGCAGGAATTTTTAAAAGAACACAAATAATTTGTAACGCTCTAATCGTATGAACACACAATATGGGGGATATATACTGTCCTTGGTGCTACCAACAGAGTCTTAAAATTGAGAAAGATAGAAATATGTGGAAACTAACCTGTCTAAAAGATTGTGGCTATGTCGCAAAAAAGAACGACAAAGAGCTAGGAGAGTTTTTACATCCTAAAAAGGATAAATAGTTTATGAAAAAAATCCAAATAAAGCTATGCGAATTTGCGACGTGAACAAATGTAACCAAAAACACACTGCAAAGGGATTTTGTAACAATCACTATCGTTTGTGGTGTAAATATGGTGATCCAGAAAAACGTATGGTAGCTTCTAGCAAGCATTTGAAAGATTTTCTTAGGGAGGCTTTGAAAACAGAAACGAGTAAATGTATTTTATGGCCATTTAGCGGACCTAAGGGGTACGGTTATATAACATGGAAAGGAAAACGAGTTTTGGCGCACAGACTTGTCTGCCTACTTTCAAAAGGACAACCCCCTACAAATAAACCCCACGCTGCGCATTATTGTGGTGTGAAGGGATGTATAAACAAAAGACACTTGCGTTGGGCATCAATCTCTGAAAACAATTTAGATAAAAAAGACCACGGTAAAGATTTGAACGGAAAGAAACACCCAGGGGCGAAGTTAGATAAAAAGAAAGTTGCATACATACGAAAAAGCAATGAAACAAACAAACAGCTTGCTGAAAGATTTAAGGTAAGTCCAACGACAATTTTTAATGTTCGTCACAAAAAAACATGGAAATATGAATAAAAAAATATCGATTCTTTTAACCGAAGCTCAACTACAACAAATTAAAGACGCAGGGATTCTTGATGAACCTAAGAGTGGGTACTTTGAGCCGAAAGAGGGAGAGGAGTATTGGAGTGTTGCAACTATTGGGATGTCTCAATTCATTTGGGATAGCATGCCAATAGATAAGGAGTTATTAGAATACGGTATCGTCTTCCGCACGAGAAAAGAAGCCGAAGACTACAACAACAAACGCATTGCTCGCACCGCTATCGCTAAATGGAGAGCAGAGAATGGAATAGAGGACGTGGATTGGAGTGATAAAGAACAGAGTAAATATGGAATTTTCTTTTACCATAAATATAGAGAATTTTCTGTAGTATATTGCATAAATGATCAAAAAAACCACGACAACATCGTCCATTTCACAAACCAACCAGACGCAAAACGCTGTATCAAAGAATGTGAAGAACATCTAAAGACCCTTTGGGGGGTGAAAGAATAACCCTATGCAAGAAGACAAGTTAGAGACAATCATAGCTAATGCTGTACGAGACATTACAAAGGTTTCTGTTGCTCCTGCTGCTAAGAGTGAGGTGCGGAAGATCGTGACGAAGGCGTGTGAGGAGTATCTACAAAAGGTACTGGAAGAAGTCACACCAGATTACACCCCTCCATTTTCAGCAGATCCAAAACATCCAATGAAACATGTTCACCAAAACGAAGGGTACAATCATGCTGTTGATCTTTTTGAGAAGAACATTGATGAGCTAATACCTGAGTTATGGTCGTAAGCTATTAAACAAAGATGGACAATCATCTAAAGATGAATAATATGGAAAAACAAATACTAACAGAGCGAATAGAGGAGCTAGAGAGACTAATACAAGATCCAAATACTCCACAAGGTAAAGTAAAAGAGTTGAGAATGTTGTTGTTTGATCTTACGCAAAAACTAATTCGTGAAAAAGAACAGGAATGGAAGAATAAACACAATGTTTCTTACAATTTTTCAGATGACTATGCTGGATTAGATACAGGTCCGTATAGTTTTTATTATGGATATGAGGTAACAAAATGTCCTATTAAAAGTCACAAAGATGATGAAGACTGTTACGAAAAGAATTGTGATGAAAGAGAATGGTGCTTTGAAGCTTCTATTAATGGCAAAGTAGTAATGACATTAACATCATCAGAGTTGGGCGGTGACGTTAATTGTATGGATGGTTCAGGACTTCTTAAAGGAATAGGTATTTTCCTTCAGTCTTTACCTATCAACGAACAATCATCTAAAGAATCCTAATTAACCCGAGGGGTACACGCTAAACCTTGCCCCTCACCTTTCTTCTTCACTTGATGGTGGCGGAATCATTAAAGACGCTAATGGCGGCTAAAGTAAGATACTCTGTCGTCGTCGTAGCCGATCGTAAGCGGTGTTTCTTACTGTGCAGGGGTGGAAGTCCCTTGCCCCTTGAGTGAAGAAGTAAGAGAAGATGTATGAAGAAAAAACTCGCACGGATATTAGCAGAGTGGGCCATGAGACTTGATCCTGATATGCAGGTCAAGACGGTAGTCGGTGGCAAAATAGAGGTCTTCGCTGTTGCTGGCGAACAGCTACGAAGAGGTGAAGCTGTGATGATCAAAAACTCACACGACTAATATACCCAAACACACAAGAGAAGATGTATGAAATACTTTTTTGACACAGAGTTTATTGAGGACGGGAAGACAATCGACTTGATTAGCATTGGAATTGTTGCGGAAGATGGACGAGAGTATTACGCAATCAGCACAGAGTTCAAACCACGCAAAGCAAATGAATGGGTAAAAAAGAATGTATTAGCGCACTTACCACCCCGTAATCCAGTTCCATTTCTAGATAGTCCTAGACATATGGAAGAAAGCAGGGCGTGGAAAACAAGAAATCAGATTGCAAAAGAAGTCATTGTGTTTATTGGGCAAGACCCTGAGTTTTGGGCGTATTACGCTGATTATGACTGGGTTGTGTTGTGCCAATTATTTGGAACGATGATGGATCTTCCAAAAGGGTGGCCGATGTACTGCCGAGATATAAAACAACTATGTGATTCTCTTGGGAATCCACGCCTTCCAGAGCAAAAAGATCAAAAACATCATGCTTTGGCAGATGCTCGTTGGAACAGAGACGCTTATGCGTTCTTATATCAGAAAATCTAATATGCCCAAATGCACCACAACCCATAAAGACCGTGTTTATTGATTGATGTATGAATGTATTATGTGCGCCAGCTAAATTTCATAAAGATAAGCCGTTATCAGGAGCTGTATGTGATTGTCACAAAGAACCTGTAGTAATGGATGAATCTGTCCAAAAACTCTTTAATGAAGGAAAAATTAAAGAGATTAAATGTGGTCTATTTGTATTGGATGACATGCTTAAGACAGGTAAAATAACAGAAAAACAAAAAGAAGCTGTTATAAGTAATTGGAAAAATAGATAATATGTGGACAATAACCTCGACGAAACCAGCAGAAATAGAATGTGTAACGACTACACGTTTGTGACCCCCTCCCGGATCGTGACTGGGAAAC